CCATGGAGATAGATTCAAAACCTAAAAAAATTTGTATTGTTGGCACAGCTCCTGATAGCGCAGGGCTAGGACCGTACGCTAATCCTGATTGGCAAGTCTGGGCTTGTTCGCCGGGGACTTTTCAGATGCTGCCAAAAATCGACGTTTTTTTTGAGCTGCATCGATGGACGCCGGGGACCGACAATTTTCCCCTTCCCTACGTCGATTTTTTAAAAAATTTTGACGGACAAGTAGTGATGTCTAAGCCAGTTGTTGACGTCAAAAATTGTCGCATACTTGATGTCGATGCGCTCGTCGAAAAATACAGTCCGTACTTTTTTACGTCATCCATAGCTTGGATGTTAGCTATGGCAATCGATCAAAAACCTGAGCACATATCACTTTTTGGAGTTGACATGTCAACAGACGGAGAGTATGCAGAGCAGCGAAAAGGTTGTCAGTACTTTGCTATAATCGCAAAATCAATCGGCATACAAATAGGAGTTCCACCTGAGTCGGATCTTTTTTGTCCTTCCCCGCTCTACGGGGTCTGTCAAACATCTCACAGCTGGATTAAGCAATCTGCACACTTGCAAAATTTAAAAGCAAATCTTGCGAGCGTCGAAGCTACTGTTGATAGTAACAGCAGAGACATGCACTACATCCGAGGAGCTATCGCAGAGCAGCAGTGGCAAATGCAAAATTGGCATGGCAGAAAAGATCAATTAAAACATAGCAATGTTACTGTGCCTGCGGTGCCAGCGTTATCATGTGCCGCTGCGCAAGAAGAAAAGCCAGTCAAAGGTTATTACGACTTCATGCGCGATGCAAAATCATGTGCTGCTGCGCAAGAAAAAGTCCAAGAAAAAAAATCAAAGGCAACGCAAAGCTCAACATCCTTGGTCAATCCTAAGATTAAATAAAAAACTGTATGACTTCGACAGTTGACATTGATTCTATTGTTGCGATGCTCAACAACAAAAATCCCGTCGAAATCGAAAAGATAAAAAAAAATATTCCCCAAAGAATCTGGACGCCGAGTCTTGGTCCGCAAATGAACGCATATAAAAGTAAAGCAGACGTACTTCTTTACGGTGGCGAACCTGGCGGGGGGAAAACAAGCTTGTTGCTTGGCTTGGCTTTTATGCAGCATCGTCGGTCATTAATAATGCGCAGAAATTACACGCACTTAGGTCCAATCGTTGATGAGTTAATCAAATTCAATGGCGGCAGAAAAGGTTTCAATGGATCTGCTCCCCCAAGTCTTAAAAACAGGGGAATCGTCATTGATCTTGGTGCAGCATCGAAAATCGGCGACGAGCAATCGTTTATGGGCAGTCCGCATGATTTTATCGGCATAGACGAAACAACGCAATTCGCAGAGTCGCAAGTTAAATTCTTGATGGGCTGGTTGCGATGCGCAGACGACAAAAAGCAAAGAAAAAGGGTTGTTTTTGCCACAAACCCTCCTCTTGAATCTGAGGGTTTATGGGTTAACGAAATGTTCGCGCCATGGCTTGATGAGCTGTATATAAATCCAGCTCGAAGCGGAGAGCTACGCTATGTTGTCACAGACGAAAACGGACAAGATCGATGGGTGGATGGTCCAGCGAAAGTAAAAGTAGGCGAAAAAATGGTTGAGCCTACGAGTCGAACATACATATCAGCGAGCGTTGAGGATAATCCTTTTTTAGTCGGCACTGGCTATCAAAAACAACTAGACGCGATGGAAGAGCCGTACAGATCAATATTGCTCGGCGGATTTAAAACAAAATTCAAAGACAAACAAAACCAAATAATAAAAACAGAATGGATAAAACTTGCTCAAGAAAGATGGCAAGAAAAACCCAAAGAAGGCATACCGATGTGTTGCGTAGGCGTTGACGCGACTGGCGGCGGCGATGATCCGCTTGTTATCGCAGTAAGATATGATGGATGGTTTTCAGAAATCATCGAGGTCAAAGGAAGAGACATCGCAATAGATTCCATCGGCAAAACCACTGTTGGACATATCGTGGCGAATCGTAGAGACAACGCCATAGTCGTTGTTGATATGGGGGGTGGGTACGGAGGCTCTGCATACGAATTGTTGATAGAAAACAGCATCGAAACAATTGCATACCGCGGGGCTTCAAGCTCTACAAAAAGAAGTTATCATGGCGGGCACACTTTTACAAACAAGCGTAGTGCTGCGCTATGGAGATTTGGCGAAGCATTGGATCCGGGTCAACCTGGTGGATCTGCGATTTCGCTTCCACCCGGCCGGCGGCTTTTAGCAGATCTTGCAGCGCCGACCTACACCATAACGACGAACGGCATAAAAGCTGAAACAAAGGAGGACGTATGCAAACGTCTTGGCAGGTCTACGGATTACGGTGATGCTGTGATAATGTGCTGGGACGAAGGGCCGACTGAATCCACGCACGCTCTAGACTGGATAACTCAAACAAGGAAAAAAAACAAAAGGCATTTGGCAGGCCAGGGGCCAATATCAATCATCGGCAGAAAAAACAGGAGACGTTAAAATGGGCGGCTTAAAAGATTTGGACCGGAAAAGAAGAAAGCTACAAAAAAACGTATCAGGCTTTGTTACTGGCAAAACTTATGCAAAAAAAGTGGAGAAGGCTTTTGAGATAAACGCGAAAAGAAAAAAGGATGAGGAAGGATTGCTTGATTCTAAAGCTCCGATGCCTTCGGATGCGTTGATTGACGAATCAAAAAGAAATTCCCGTCGGCGTCAAAAAGCAAGACGAGGTCGGCGCAGTACAATACTTACGTCACTTGACGAGTGACGATAACATGACGCCGAAAGAACTTGTAGACGCATCATTACGATTGCACTCTGATCGAAAAACATTGCTTACGACCTGGCAAGAGATAGCCGAAAATTTTTATCCAGAACGGGCGGATTTTACAACAACGAGGCAGCTTGGAACTGAGTATGCGTCTTATTTGATGTCAAGCTATCCAGTTCTTGCTTGCAGAGACCTGGGTGATCAAATTGGCGCTATGCTTCGTCCAAAAAGCAAAGCTTGGTTCAAGCAAACCACTAACTCGGATTCGCAAAGTAATGATTCCAAACGCTGGTTGGAAAGGGCGACGGAGATACAGCGCAAAGCAATGTACTCTAGCAAAACGCAAATAACAAGAGCAACAAAAGAAGCAGACAGAGATTTTGCTGCATTTGGTCAATGCGTTTTGTCTGTGCGAAAAAATAGAGATTTTGACTCTTTGCTTTATCGTAATTGGCACCTAAGAGATGTCGTTTGGTCTGAGAACTCAGAAGGTATTGATTCTTTCGTCGCAAGATCATTCAAGCCGACAGCGCGAGAACTTATCAAATATTTTCCGCAAACTGTTTCAGAAAAAGTAAAAAACTTAGCAAGTAAAAACCCATTTGATAAAATTAACTGCGTGCACATTGTGTGTGATGCAGATCTTTTTAGCGACGACAGCAAGGGTAGACCTTTTTTTTCAGTCGCTTACGATATTGATCATGAGTCAACGCTCGAAGCAATACCCGTTTACAATCGTGAGTATATAATTCCAAGGTGGCAAACAATATCCGGGTCTCAATATGCTTATAGTCCTGCGAGTATAACGGCTCTTCCAGACGCAAGAGTAATACAAGCTATGACATATTCCTTGCTTGAAGCGCAGGAAAAATCAGTTAATCCGCCGATGATTGCAACTGTTGATGCTGTTCGTTCCGATATGTCTCTATATGCAGGAGGGACGACGTGGGTCGATAAGCAATATGATGAGCGACTTGGAAACGCCCTACGGCCGGTTACTCAGGATTTGCGCGGAATTCCATTCGGGGCTGATATGATCGCGTCAAGCAGGGATATGATTATGCAAGCATTTTATCTCAACAAATTAAGCTTGCCGGAGCGGTCTCCACAGATGACTATTTACGAGGTAGGTCAGAGAGTCGAAGAATATATTCGCAGTGCCATGCCGATTTTTGAGCCCATGGAAATGAATTATAATGGACCTCTATGCGATGTGACGTTTGACATTATGATACGCGACGGGCAATTCGGGGCAATGGAAGATATTCCGGAGGAATTGCGGCAGCCTGGGACAGACATAGAGTTTTCTTTCGAGTCTCCGCTCCACGACGCAATAAAGAAAATAAAAGGGCAAAAGGTGCTAGAAAGCACAGCATTATTAGCTGAGGCATCGGCAATCGATAAGTCATCTATTTATTTATTGGATGTGCCTGTAGCTATACGAGATGCTATGGACGGCATAGGGGTGCCTGCGGAATGGATAAGGAGTATAGACGATGTTGCAGGCATGTCAAGGAAAGAAGAAGAAAAAGAAGCTTTAAAACAAAAATTAAACGACATGGAACAAGGTGCAAACGTTGCATCTAAGCTGTCTTCTGCGGCACCACTTCTTGATCAAGGTAATTGAGAATATGCAGACAGAATCAGGGTACGCGCCATGGATGCCGACTGAGCTAACGATGAATGCAGTCATGGCAGTAAAGGCACTGCAAAGCGGCACGGCAACAGATAGCCAGCAAAAAGAGGCATTAGATTTTATTATAATGGTCATAAGCTCAACGTATGATTGTAGTTACCAGCCAGGCAGCGACAGAGACACGGCGTTTGCAGAAGGCAAAAGATTCGTGGGTAACACTCTTATTAAGATGATCAAAATGTCAACTACAAACCTGAGGAGGGGTAATAAGGGTGATTCACAGAACATATCTTGACGAGCACGATGGTGGCGGTGCTAGCAGCGGTGGTGATAGTGATGTTGGCGGAGGTGATGGTTATGGTGGCGAAAAACCAAACACTTGGCCATCGAATTGGCGCGAAATCGGTTCGAAAGGAGATGACGGAAGATTGGGGAGGCTATCTAGATACGCTTCTCCTGAGGCCGTATTTGATGCAATGTTTTCAGCCCAGAACAAAATAAGCTCTGGGGAATACAAGCTTGCAGAAGCCTTCCCAGCCGACGGGCGCCCCGAGGAACAGTTATCGTGGAGAAAAAACAGGGGAATACCTGAGACTCACGACCAATACGACCTAAAATTCAATGATGATTTTTCTATTCCAGACGATGATAAAAAAAATATAGATGGATTTCTTAAGGTTGCGCACGCAGCTAATTTGTCACCTGAGCAAACAAGTGAGGCCATAAGGTGGCATTATGACAATCAAAATGCTATTGAAGGAAATCGAAACGAAGCAGACAAGGATATTGCAAGGCAGACGCAAGACGAACTCAGGGCGGAGTGGGGCGGCGATTACCGTGGCAACATGAACAGGATTGAGTCTATGCTCACCGCGCACGGCAGCGAAGAACTTCGAGAAAATATTATAAATAGTCGCGGCACAGATGGCACGCCTTTGTTTTCAGATCCTGATTTTCTGCGATTCATGGCAAATATATCGCTGCAAGTAAATCCCATGACAACATTGGTACCTGCTGGTGCTGATCAAGCAAAATCCATAGATGGGCGACTTATTGAGATTAAAAAGGAAATGTCAAAAGGCTATGATGGGCCGTATTACAAGGGGCCTGGATCAAAAGAGATTCAAAAAGAGTATCTTGACTTGCTCGAAGCCAAGGAAAGGATCAAAGTCAAGGGTTCATAGATATTGTGCAAATTGTGTTGTTTTTTATGAATAAATATATTATATCTATTTCTACAGCCTAAAGACTCCTCGCGATCTGCCAAGGCTCCAAATCGGTTACCCCTTTCAGGCAGTCAATTGGCCACCTCTTGCAGCGCATCTATCAGTGCCTAAAGAGGGATATACACATGTCAGATACGGCATACAAAACGCAATACAAAGACGAGTGGATTGCAAGCTACGAACAAAACGTAAGCTTGCTACGTTCATCTACCGTAACTACTGAAGCTGTCATAAACGGCAATCAAGCGACCTTTCTAATCGCCGGCTCTGGCAATGCAACAGCATCGACGCGCGGTATTAACGGACTCATTCCTGCCCGCTCAGATGAACTCAGTCAGAAAACAGCAACGCTTGTTGAAGCTGATGACTTAGTAAGAAGGTCACATTTTAACATTTTTGCAAGCCAAGGCGATCAAAAGCAAATAATGCAAAAAACAACCCTGGGCACAATTAATCGAAAAATTGACAGCCAAATAATAACGATATTAAACACAGGAACAGTAGCGATTGGTTCAGCATCACTCATCCCAAGCCCAGGACTTGTTCAAAATGCAATCGTTAAGCTTGGCAATGCAAGCGTTCCCTGGGATTCGCACGTAACATTATTGTTGCAACCTTCTTTCTTGTCTTTCTTGGAGGAGGCTCCGGAATTTTCAAGTGCAGATTACGTTAGCATGGGGCCATACAACGGGGGGGATTTGTCTTGGCGAGATAAGCCGATGACATATCGCTGGCGTAATATGCTTGTCTTGTCTCACCCTAATCTACCGGGTAAGGCCACGGCTAGCGAAAAATCATTCATGTATCACAAGTGCGCAATTGGACACGCTGCAAATAGCGAGGGACTAGACGCGACAGTCGGTTATGACGAAGAACAAGATTACTCCTGGGCGCGTGCAACAATGTTTATGGGCGGCGTTTTGTTGCAAAACACAGGTATTGTTGTCATGACTACAGACGGCACGGCGAGGGGGTAAAAAAGATGGCATACTTTGGAACAACTCAATTATCTAGCTTAGTCAACCCGCCAAGACTTCTTATAGGTCGTTTTGCTGGGGTTTCTGGGTCAACTGTTATAAGTACTGCAAATCACATTCAATCGGTTGAGGGGGGGAATCATTGGTTTTACAAGTCAACCAATACTTCTACTGGAATTTTTACAGCCACTTTTTTTACGGATGGCTGGGAACTAGGCATCAGAGCTGGTGATTTTATGACATCGGTAAGTATCGCAACGAACAATGCTGCGAAGATTTGCCAGAGCGTTATTACTGCCGCATCAACATCAGGATGCGGATCAACCGGCATATTTATGAGTTCAACAAACTCTTAAACGCAACCACCATTCAGGGTCAGGATTGGCTGGCCCTATTTTTCCTGAGGAGGATAATTAATATGTCAGGCAATCAGTTATACCCTGATCGAATACAACTATGCGAGCAGGAACGAAACCGATGGTTTGCTCATGTTGAGAGTTCAACAAGCATTGACCGTATCACTGAGTCAGATTTTTGGACTCATGTTGCAGCTTCAATAAGGCAAGATGACTTGATTGATGTCATCTATGATGATGCGTCAATTTACTTGCAGCTACTTGTCCTTGGGAGCGGCGATGGTTGGGTGAAGGTGGCTATTCTAAGCAGGTATAAACTTGAAGCAGAAGATGAAGAATCACTTCAACTCAAGAAAAGCGATTTTTACTACAAATACAATGGAAGATTTTCAGGCCATAGCGTTCTGAGGAAGTCTGATAAAATCGTTATTCGGGACAAATTTGAGAACAAAGCGGCAGCATTACAATTCATGGCGCAACATTCAAAAACGGTATCAAAGGATTAAGAGATGGCTGTAGTGACTCGCCTATCGTTATATAATGGTGCTCTTATAATATGCGGTGAGCGTTCCTTGTCTTCATTGACGGAATCAAGAGAGTCGCGCCGTTATCTTGATTCTGTTTGGGACAACAATGCAGTAGATAACTGTTTATCTGAAGCACAATGGTCTTTTGCTATGCGCACTGTAAAAATAGATTTCGATCCGGATGTGTCGCCAGAGTATGGTTATGAATATGCTTTTTTAATTCCATCCGATTGGGTTCTTACTTCGGCGCTATGCACGGATGAATTCTTTTCAAATCCGTTGACTGATTATGAGGATGAGGCCGGTTACTGGTATGCATCTATTGATGCAATTTATGTTCGTTTTGTTTCCAACGGCAGCACTTACGGTGGTGACTATTCATTGTGGACCGCGAAGTTTTCTGACTTCGTTGAAAGTTTTCTTGCGTCAAAAATAATCCTGTCGATTACTAGTGACGAGAACAAGAGAAACAGTGTTTTTTCTTACATGGACAACAAACGATTGGCTGCTATGAGCCATGACTCAATGAGAAGCCCGCAGAGATTTCCGGCAGCAGGGAATTGGGTTAAATCTCGCTATGGAAGAACAACTGGCGACAGAGGTAAACGCGGCAAACTGATAGGATAATCTTGTGGGAAGAAGAAATGTAGCATTTTATGCGATGAATCGTGGCTTGGTGTCGCCGCTGGCGTTGTCTCGAAAAGACATAGAAGGCTTAAACTTAAGCGCAGAAACTTTTGACAACTGGATGCCTAGGCGCATTGGCTCCATGATGCTTCGTCCTGGCGGAAAATTTCTGCATACGACGTTAAACAATAACGCCGCAAAGTTCTTGCCTTTTGTTTTTTCAACCAACGATCTTGCTCTGGTTGAGCTAACCAACAACATTATGCGGGTTTCCATAAGCGATTCTATTATAACGCGTGGTAGCGTTACAACAACAATAACAGATGGTAACTTTAATTCACTAGCTGGTTGGACCATAAGCGATGAAGCCGGAGCTTCGTCAACAGTATCTTCTGGAAACGCCAATCTTACAGGCACAGGTAAAAATGCTGCAATCATTACACAGCAAATAACCGTTTCGGGCGCAAACATCAATGCTGAGCACGCATTGAAAATTGTTGTGAACTTTGGACAAATTACATTTAGGGTCGGAACGTCAACAACCCGCGACGAGTATATAAACGAAACGGTACTCGAAGAGGGAACCCATTCCTTAGTTCTCACTCCATCTGGTGATTTTTTTATCCATTTTTCAAACAGGCGTAGAACCCAAGCAAGGATAGCAGATATTTCAATTGAATCTTCTGGAGACATGAGTATCACGACGCCGTGGGCAACATCTGATCTTCCCAACATCAGATATGATGGATCAGGTGATGTCATTTTTATTGCATGCAAGGACACTGAGCCTTATAAAATCGAGCGTAGGGCAAAAAAATCATGGTCTGTTGTTAAGTACATCACTGAAACTGGACCACTTGAGCCGGAAGTTATCAAGCCAATATCGGTAACCCCAAACACATCCACAGGAATTGGAAACTTAACAGCTTCTGGTTTTACTTTTTCAGTTGCCGCCAACGCTGAAGTTGGTCGGGTAATCAAGATCACATCGCCAGGTCAAGGTGATGAATTAGATATCACCGCTGAAAACACATTTACGGACGCCATTAAAGTGCAAAGCATCAACGATGGCAGGATATTCACATTGGTTCGCTCTGGAACATGGGTTGCTACGGTTACAATACAAAGATCATTCTATTCTGATGAGGGACCATGGGAAGACTTGACAACAACGTATACAACAAACGGCACAGCAACGATAGACGATACGTTTGACAACCAAATAATATGGTATAGAGCGGGCGTTAAAACGGGCAATTTTACATCCGGTACCGTGGAACTCGTTTTGAACTACGAGAACGGAGAAACGGTTGGTTACATTAAGGTTTTTGCATCTGGCAATGCATCATTGCTGAGTATTGATGTTTTGAAAAAGGTTAGGCCAAACGTAGCATCATTTGTTTGGCAATTGGGCGACTGGACAGCAGTCAACAACAACTACCCAACCTCTGTAGCGATTACCGAGGGCAGGCTTGTGTGGGCAGGGAAAGATAAAATATGGCTGTCCGCTTCTGACGACTTTTACAATTTTGACGATCTACAACTGGGAGATTCTGCATACATACAGAGAACCATAGGGTCTGGCCCTATTGACAACATTGAATGGCTGTTGTCGATACAAGAGTTGCTTATGGGGACAGAAGGCACTGAGTTTTCTTGCCGTTCTTCTGGTGACCAAGAACCGCTGACCCCGAGCAACTTTAACATAAAGAACTTTTCGACTTATGGCAGTGGCAATTCCGTCGCGGTTAAGGTTGATGACCAGGGTGTTTTTGTGCAGCGTGGCGGCACAAGGTTAATGGGTATCAGTCAGGACGGTGACAAGTTCACCACAGCCGATTTGTCTGTTTTATACCCTGAATCAGGAGGGGATTCAAATATAACTCACATTGCAGTGCAAAGGCAGCCAGACACTAGAATACACTGCATGCGTGCTGATGGAACCGTACTTATATTGGTGCACAATAAGTTGGAAAACATGTTTTCGTGGGTAAAGTATTCTGGGGGTGGCTCTGTTGAGGATGTCGTAATCTTGCCTGGAGCTGATGGCGATGGTGAAGATGCCGTATATTATCAAATCAAAAGAACCATTAATGCTGTGACAGTAAGGCACTTAGAAAAATGGTCTCTTGAGTCACAGAATCAAGGGGCTACAGTAAGCAGGCAGCTTGACGATCATGTTGTTATCAACCAGGCATCATCCACTACGATAGGAGGACTTGGACACCTTGAGGGCGAAACGGTAGCATTATGGGCCAATGGCAAGGATCTTGGCACCTATACTGTATCAAGCAGTGCGATCACTGCTTCTGAGGCAGTTACGCAGGGCTGCGTGGGTCTGCCGTACACGGCCCAGTGGAAATCTAGTAAGTTGGATTTTGCGTCGAACCTTGGCACAGCGCTGCTTCAAAAGAAAAAAATACATCATTTTGGTGTTGTTTTATACAACACTCATTACCAGGGGATGAAGTATGGGCCAGGATTTTCTTCTCTAGACCAGTTGCCGCTTACCAGCAAGGGTGCCGATATTGCGGCGGACACAGTCCACACAACATTTGATGAGGAGCTGTTCGAGTTCCCGAGCGAGTGGGACACGGATCCAAGAATATGCTTGCAGGCAGCTTCTCCAAGACCTTGCACTATATTATCTTTAGTTTTTGGCTTGGAAACACATGATAAGTATTAACCATGGAAATCAATTCTTCCTTAAAGATTTTTATGGATATGATCCCATTCCATTTCCGTACGTTTCTATTGTTGTTTTTTTAGATGATAATATTGTCGCCATCGCAGGGTTTGTCAAAAAAAACATAGGACTTGAGGAAGACAGTACGGTTATGTTTTCTGATATAAAACAAATTTTAAGGGTCCAAAAAGAATTCAAACGAGTTGTTGTTATCGTTTCTGGATTATTGATACAGAGGGTAGAACAAAGTTTGAATGTGTTTGCAGTCGCACAGGGATCCATAGGTGGCTCTGATTTATTATTAAAACACATGGGTTTTAATAATATAGACGGTGATTTGTGGGTGCTTTAGCGATTCCGGTTCTGGTTTTGGGCACGGCTTTGAATGCCTATGGCAAAATAAAGCAAGCAAAAGATCAAAAAAAGCAAGGCAGAACACAAAGACGATTGAAGGAAGACTCGGCGTTGGTTGCGATATCGTCCAGTCAATACAAGGCAAGATCTGTAAAAAGACAAACAGATTTTATTGCATCAAGGGCATTGGCAGTTGCGGCTGCCAGTGGGGCCGATGCCTCTGGAACGCAAATAACGAATATCATTGCTGATATTGAGGGGGAAGGAGCCTACCGTGCTGCTCTCGAGCTTTACCAGGGAGAGGAAAGCGCTAGAATGCTACGGTTGTCTGGATTCTATGATGAGAAAACAGCAAGACAGAAAAGCCAAGCAACAAAGGTTTCAATATTTGGGGATGTGTTAAGCGCCGGCGCACAGATCTTTTCTCAAAAAGGGAAAAAGCCTGATTAACATGGCAAAGATACCTGACATACAGTCATTAGGGCCAAGGCCATCGCCGCAAAGAACTTCTCTTGCGCCTGGTGTTGCGCAAGATGGCGTTATGGGTGAGGTCTTCCAAGGTATAGGGAGAAATTTAAGTGGGTTTTCGCAGCAACTTAGGGTCATCCAAGAACGTGAAAACCAATATTTTGTGCAGGAAGCTGGAAACAAACTCAAGAAGGAGCTTATGGATCTATCCTCTGATTATTCAGCAAAGAAGTCTTCTGGCGTAGCAGAAAACAAAGATTTCTTTGCTGAATACATGAGAAGGTTCGATGAAAAAAGCCTTTCGGTGAGAGGCGGTCTTAAAAATGACGATCAAATTGAGATGTTCAGGAAAAGAAGCGAAGTCGCAAAGCTGAGCTTTGGCGGTCGTCTTGCCGGGCATATTACAGAGCAAACAAACGTTTATCAAAAACAGATATACCTGGGTGGTCTTGCTGTCGATCTTGAGTCTGCATCAAAAAACTACATAAGCAAAAACGCAGTATTAAGCGAAATTGTATCGACCAAAGAATTGACAAAGGCTGAAATGGAAAGGCTTGGCATAACGGGTGACGCAAAGAAAATAACATTGTTTGAAAATGAGTCTGCCATTCATGTTGCTGTAATTAATCAAGCTGTATCGGAAGGAAACACGAGTTACGCAAGATTATGGTATGACAAAAACAAAAAAAATATAAGCGCAAATCAAACATCAAGAATAGAAAGGATTCTAAAAAAATCAACAGCCAGGAAAGAGTCTCAAGATATTGTTGACGAATACACAGCAGGCGGTTGGTCTCTTAAAAAAGCAAGGACCGACGTAAGGAAAAAATATAGCGGAGAACTCGAAGATCAGATCATATCTAGACTTGAAAAGCGTGACAAAGAATTAATTTTCGAAAACAAAAGGCAAGAAACGTTAGCAACCGACTACGTTTGGTCCTATCTTTTTGACGAAGAAAATATTGACAAGGATCTTCCAGACGAAACCTGGATGGATAAACTCCCCCCACACGAAAGACTTCGCATCGAGAAATGGGCAAACAATTTCGGAAGCCAAGAAGGCAGAACATCATCAGACAGAGATGCGATGATGATGCTAAATGACATGGCAAGAAAAAACCCACAAGGGGTTACTAATGAGTTTATTCTAAAGATTTCCCCATTTTTGACTGACGGTGATTACCGATCTGCTCTTAAGTTGATCGGCAAGCCTGAAAATGTTGAAACATGGAACTCAAAGGAAGAAATAAAAAATAACATCCTATTGAAGGCTAAGCTTGATCCGAAGGACGAGTTCACAGGTTCAGGTGACTCCGAAAGAATAGAGGCCATAAAAACAAAAATGAATAAGGAATTCATTAAATTGCAGAGAAAACCAACCGCGCAAGAAATACAGCAAATAGGTGACAGGGTTTTGCTTGATCAAGTATACGTTAACACATGGGATCTTTTTAGCTTTGATAGAAAAAGACCTGTTGCGACTTTTACGGCAAGCGAAATAAAAAACCTAGAAGATGTATATGTAAAAATTGATGGCGCAAATCTTTACACATACAAAGACATTCCACCTGCGGAAAGGGATCGCATCATCAGGGATTTGGAGTCTGCAAAAATACCTGTAACAGAAGAAAGAATTGCAGAGCTTTGGCTGGATCTCAAAGGAAAGCCAAAAAAAGGCCCAGGAATAATAGGTGATGCTGAATTTCAGAAGGCAATAACGAGTCTGGGTAAAGATAGAGAGAATGACATACAAGGCCTAGACTCTGTGGATGATTTGCGATTGCTAATGAATCAAAACCTTGAAAATGCTAAAAACCTAATACGGTAGGATTATGTCAGAAGAAGACTATAATGACAAGCTAGAGAGTCTTTCTTACAAGAGAAATAACGCTCAACATGGACTTTTTAACTTTGTTGTTAGAACCCCGCCAAATGTTGCAGCGCAAGCCAGATCTTTATCACAAGAATCGGGTCTTGATTATGGCCTTGTTTACAGAAATCTTGAGGAAGTAAACAGGCAAGAACAAATAAAAAGAATAAAAAAATCAATAGACGCAAGTCCTATCCTTGGTGCCCAAATGCAAGATCCTGAATTTGCTTCTGTGGCTTATAATGACGTTGGCGTTCTAGAGAAAATTGAATCTTTAAGTAGAGTGCGAGGTGAAGATGCGGGGTTCTTAAGCATAGCAAAAGGATTGGCTGCGTCTGTTCCACAAGAATTAGAGAAAATGCGGCAGGGAATTTTTATGCAGTGGGCCGACCTTATTGGTTCGGACAGAATGAAACAAAAGGCCATACGCGATTATTCTAGGGCAACGCTTGATGATAGGATATCTACGCCTGAAATCAACTCACCAACCGGTGCCGCTATTTATGGCGGGGTTAAAGGTTTACTACAGGAAGCGCCAGCTTTGGCGTTATCTGTAGTAACTAGAACCCCGGCAATCTCTTTGGCAAGCTCAGGAATACAAACGCAAACGAAATCTTACGCAAAATATCGTGAGCGAGGAGGAACGAAGTTAGAGGCTTTGGCAGGATCAATGGCAGAGGCATCTGTTGAGGTGCTTACAGAACTTGGGCCTATGAGCACGTTTGTTAAGGGGCTTGGCGTGGAGCCTGCAAAAAAATTATTGGCAAAGCTTTTGGTAAAAGATATACCTATGAACCAAGTCGCCACATTCGCGCAGGAAGCTATCGACACGGCCATAGCAAACCCTGAAAAGACATGGGGGCAGTTTTTTTCAGAGAGGCCCAGCAGCGCATACAACACGTTAATTGCTGGAATAACGCAATCAACAATTATGGTTGGGGCTGGGTCCATTCCGTATTATAGCAGAAAATACCCAACAGAGATGCTGAAAGCTCAGTCTGCTCTTGATTCTGCAAAAACATTGCGCGAACAGGTTGAAATGGCAAGGACATCATCAACAAAAGATGTTTCGCCCACACAGTTTAAAAAATATCTGGACAATATTTACGATGATGAAGACAACGTCATAATAGATTCAACATTTTCTCAGTCACTCTTCCAAGACGAGGAGACACTAAAGAAGATAGAAAAAACGGATCCAGAGCTTGCTGCAAGAATAAAAAAGGACGTTGAAAGTGGGCTTGATGTGTCTCTTACAAAAGCCGAATACCTTGCGAATCTTTCTGACAGGCACGAAGAAATAAAAGAAAACCTAAGAAGCGACATCGATGGCTTCACTGAAAGCGAAGCAACCGATTGGATTGCAAATAATGAGAAAATCTTCAATGAAGACGCCAAAAAGATATTAAAAACAATTGAAGACGAAACGATAAAGGAAAAATCAGCCGACGTGGTGTTTGAGGATATTAAGGAAAAAATAATTAAAACAAAAAGGTTTTCTTCTTCTGTGGCTGGCACATACGCAAACATACAAAGAGATTTTGCCGTTTCAATAGGCGAGAAACTAGGCATTACTCCTGACCAGGTGGCAAAAAAAATAACCATAGATTTTGATGGCGTGCATCCTGAAAAGTTACACCAAGACGAAGAAAAAAAACGTGGGGGGGTTTCTTTCTCTAAATTCGAAATAGGAAAGCTGAATGCATCCATAGAACTCATGGAAAAAGCAGACTTATCTACCGTGCTGCATGAGTTTAGCCATATATATTTCGAAGCATACAGCCGGTTTTCCAGCCAAAGCACAGAGATAGAAAGCGACATGAAATCATTGCTTTCTTATGTCGGGATTGACTCCTTAGAAACATGGAACGCTATGCCTTTTGAGAGCAGGAGAGGTGGGCATGAAAAAATAGCGGATGCTTTTGAGCAATATCTTATTGAGGGAAATGCTCCGAGCACAAAAATGAGGTCTTTGTTCCAGCGTGTTAAGTCATGGATGCTAAACGTATATTCAGGAAATAAAAAATGGCCTCTAAAACTAAGCAAGGAAGTTGCCCAGGTGTTTGACAGGATGCTTGCCACAAGAGAGCAAATAAAAGAAAAACAATCATCACGTTATTACGATGCATTGTTTGACAGCCCAGAAAAAGCTAAAATGAGTGAGCGTGAATTTTCTGAGTACAAGGAAAACGAAAAAAAAGTATCCGAGGATGCTCAAGACAAGCATACGACAAGAAGCCTAAGGGATCTTGCATGGCTAAACAGAAAAAAAGAATCACTTCACAAGAAATTCAGAATAGATGCAAAACAAAAGCGAGCAGAAATTAGGGGCAATGTAGAGCAAGAAGTAGAGAGGGAAAAAGTTTATGCTGCGTTCAAGCTTCTAAAGGAGGGCATATACATCACCCCAGACGGTATTAAGGTTGACCTTAAAACAACGTTCAAACTTGATTACAGCAGCCTCAAGGAAATGTACGGAGAAAAAGAATTAAGATCAAAGCCAGGAAAAGTGAACCCACAGGTAGACAACTTGTTAACCGCTATAGCTAAGCTTGGTGGAATCAATGAAAAAAGTGCCATAGAATTCGGCGCAGACAAAAGCCAGTGGACAGGGAAAAGGTCTAAAATTAACATGCCTATTTTTGGCAAAAAGGTTTTTGTAAAAAAAGATGGAAACACTTACGAAGAAATTAAAATAAAATTAACAAAACTTGGTTACGATTCAAACCAGATTGGCCTTGACTTGATCGCGGCAAATAACGACGGTGAGAGGCAGTATTCCAAAGACCTAAAAAAAGATTTTCTTGGATCCAAATATTCATTCGAACCAACCGTTGATTGGCAGTCGCTAAAGTCAGGAAAATATGGATTGGTCACGCCAAAGGGTGGATTTCATCCGAACGAAGCTGCAAGTATGCTTGGTTACATGTCTGGGGATGCGCTGGTGCAAGACCTGGTTGGCATGACTCAAAAATCAAAAAGGATAGATGATCTTACAGACCAAAGAATGCTTGAAGAATATGGCGACATATCTTCTCTTGAATTTCTTGATAGGTCCGTTGACGAAGCTTTGCACAATGATGCGCACACAAAATTCCTATACACTGAAATGAATGCTTTGGCTGACATGGTTGGCCTTCCTCGGGTTCTCGAAAAATGGGCAAGGCAAAAAGCAACATCAACGATTGGAGAAACAAGAGTTGAGGCAATAAAGCCTTTCAAATACTCATCAGCCGAATCAAGAGCGGGAAGAAAAGCAGACAACCATTTTAAAAAAGGTGACAAGCAGCTTGCGGCCAAGGAAAAAAGAATTCAAATCCTCAACCATCACCTGTTCATTGCCGCGAACAAAGCAGAGGCCGAATTAGAAAAAATTCTCAGATATTTTGGCGGCCTAAAACTCGAAAAGAAATCAAAAACCATTGGTCCTGATGCCGTCGCACAGATATTTAGCTTTTTGGAGCACTACGATTTTAAAAAAACCACACAAAAAGAGATAGAAAAAAGAAAAACTTTCCAGCAGTGGGTGGATGAACAAATAGCCGATGGCATTGAGCCTGTGGCTGATGGGGATCTTTTAGCAGCATCAAGAAAAAAACATTACACGCAGTTAACTATGGATGAACTGAGAGGTCTGCAAGACACAATAAAGAATATCGCTTTCGTAGGACGCAAGCGTACCGACCCACAACTCGATAAAGATATCCGCGAAGCAAAGGCATCGATTGAATTGCACGCAAAAAAGGAGTTTCAGCAACGCCCAACCCCAAACGATACTGTAAGCGTTCTTGCTAGCGTTGCCTCAGGGCTGGCAGCAGAACATAGAAAATTCTCATCGATTGTTAGGCAAGCTGATGGAGGTCTAGATAGCGGGGTTTTGTGGAGCTTGCTATCCAAGCCAATGAATGTATCGGGCGTGCGCGAGGTGGATCTTAATTCGAAAGACACCGCAGCCATGGCTGCGGTGTTCAAGCCAATCGCCAAGGATATTCGCCAAGGTATTATACCTACCTCCATTTATGCCAATAAAAAACATATTCCTGGCACGACAATAAGCATGACCACCGAACAGCGCATTATGTTTGTTATGAACTGGGGTAACGTAGGAAATCGCCAAAGGCTCTTAGATGGCGGCATGGCCGGCATCAAGAGGTTTGATGAAAATGATGCCCGAGCTATTGTCGATACCATGAGTAAGGCCGAAATGGACGTTGTGCAGGGGGTGTGGGACTTGATTGAATCAAAGCGGAAAGCCATTTCTGCGCAAGAGCTTAGGCTGACAGGCTTGGAACCAAAATGGATAGATCCTGCTCCTTTTGTAACCAAGCATGGAACCTATCGTGGGGGGTATTTCCCAGCCAAATACGATGCCAAACTTTCCAATCAATCAGCTCAGATGGAGGCCAAGGCAAACTTACGAGGTAATATGAAGGGGGCTATTGGCAAATCTTCTACCAGGGATTCCTTCACTCAAAAAAGAGCGGTTGAGGTGAAGGACAGGCCTATATTACTTTCTTTTTCGGCGATAAGTCAACATGTTAGCGAGGTTAATCACCGCCTTTCTTGGGAAGATTTCTTGGTTAGGACGAATCGGATATTTAGCAGGATTAACGGCGACATAAGTAGATTTTATGGCAAGGACATACTGAATCAACTTCAATCAACCGTCGAAGACATCGCGACAGGTGATACACCGGCAACCCAGCAGTGGCATAGGATCCTGAACCGTTTTCGAATTGGCACAACTATAGTCGGAATGGGTTGGAGGTTTAGTACTGCCCTTGTACAACCTTCTGGGTTGGCGCAATCGTGGGTGCGCGTAGGTAGCAAGCACATGCGTTTAGGCGTGTCTAAGTATATGAAAAACCCGAAAAAAGCCACAGAAGGCATGCGCGAAAAGTCGATTGCCATGCGCTTGCGTGGCGAGACTATGCTCAGAGAAATTCATGAGGTTTTTAAGGGA